TTTATTTTTACGTCGACTACTCCGTCGACTTCCATTCCCCTTATTTCTCCTTCCTGATCGGAGAATATTGTTGGTAGATTTCCGTCACCTCCTGGTGCGTTTATTGGTGCGCTTGTTCCTAATGGTAATAGGACAGCATCACCTTTTTGCGGGAATGGTAATGATGATGTAAAGTAGTCGTGCCTTTTTCCTCGTCTTAGTAGTTCGTAATCCGTTGATGCATCTGGACCGTCGTCCAGATTTACGGTTACTGAATCTTGTAAGTTTTGATCCCTGTACCACTCATTGAATATTAAATTATATGCTCTATGCCATAGTGCTGATGTGGATATTGCCGGGATGTTTGTTGGTAGTCCCATGTAATCTGATAGGGACTCATTTAGTATTCCTGGTCCTGCAGGATGATTTATTTGGGGTATTGTAAAGTCTGTTGAATCTGATGGATTTGTTTGTTCTCCCATGAATTTATTCCAGTTATCCCATAGCAAGCGATTTGGTACTGCGAAAAATTGTGTTTCGATGAACATATTGTCCATCGCTGGGAAAATTGGTGTTGCGAGTCTAGCTAGCGCTGATGTTTTCAATGTAAATGTATCGCCGGGTAATGCTTCGTCTTGGAAGAATGGTATTAATAATCCACCGTCGAACGTTGATTTGTACCCGCTTGACCGATCAAATGATGATCTTGGTATTTCTGCTTTAGGTACCTGACTGAATTGATGCGTCATTACTGACTTTCTTGATGTTGCGGGTACGTTGTACATTTTATTTTACCTTTCTGATTGGTGGGTCTTCATGTTTTCTGGGTAGATGTTCCTTGTCCCAGTCTTCTTTGAAGTCTATTTGGTCTTCATCTGATAAATTTTCGAATGAACTTGTGTCGAATGGTGTTTTTAATTCTAACCCATTACCTAATGAAATGGGATTGTTTGTTAAGAATTTTGCTTTATCGTCGGACCATGATCCGATGTTGAATAGTGTATAGTCCTCGGGATGCTTCCCGAATTGGTGATTATTGTTATTAACACAGTCCGCGAACACGCGGATTGCCATACCGTCTTCGTGCAAGAAGAACGGGGTAAGGTAAGCATTAGCTTTGCTGTCGAATATTGTAAAAATCTTCTGTTTCATATTGAGTTCCTGTTTTGATTTTTTACCTGGGCTTTTTTACAGACTTCCCTGGTTTTTAGTCTTTTTAGCGTATTATCTTTGATATGCGCCATAGCGAAATCTTGACGCTCCTGCTTAATTTTTTCGTATAGTGTTGGGTTTTCTTTTTCGAGTTGAGTATCGTAGTATTTTGGGGTGGGAACATGATGGTAGCTATTCTTTGACAGAATAATGACGTCATCCGATGGAAAGACGTCGCCTTTGTATTTGTCCCACCATTTTTTCCCGATGCCAGGTTTATTGGACATCGTTGAGTACTCCTGTTGAACTGGGTAAATTTGGCCGGTAATCTCGCATACCTTTTGGTAATGCTCATCTTTTTTGTCTCCGTTTATTTTTTTACAGATGTATCGAGCAATATAGCTCGCTGATTGATGTTCTAAGTCGTTAGTTGTTACGAATCCCTTACCCCATAATTTTGATAATGTTTCTGATGTATATATTCGGTTTTCGCCTTTTTCCTTGAATAACTCAAGGTCTTTAAATTCGTGTCCGAATATTGCGGCGTGGTAATGGGGTCGACCTAGTCGAGATTCTAGTTGTGGTTTTCCTGGGTCTTCATCTCCGTATTCGCCACAGTGATAAAACCTTATTTTTTTGTCGAGACTGCTTCTCAGCTTTTTCATAAATAGCTGGAAGTCTCTTTTTATTAGTGTTCCTCCCGCTGGGAGGTTTTGGTTGTCATAGGTGAGGGTTATCATGCAGTTTTCCGAGTGCATTTGTGCCTCGTGCATGATTCTGACAGACCATTGCCTGGAATAATCCAGGCGGCATCCTATACAACGTCCGCATTTTATCCAGACGGTTTTGGATGCTTTGTCACCGATGGGTGACTTCCCGAATTTTAGTTGGCCCCCAGCTATAGGCTGGCTGGCCTTAATCGGGTGATAGCAGGTTATATTCTGTACCCGCCGCGCATGACCCGACCGCCTGAATTTTTGCGGTGTGATCTGCTAGCTGTGCGGGTAAATAATTTCCTGCTTTTTCTCTTCGAGATTTTGCGTCGAAATGCCATGATTTTCTCCTGTATCGCGTTAAGTGTAAGCTCTTTACGTGACTCTGTCACGTAGTACTTTTACATCAAGTGATATTAAGTACGTTCTCCCCATAATCCTCTCGGCTTAATGGTGATTTTTTTGCGCTTATGATAGTGAATTGTTGGGTGGCGCAATTGGTTTCTGACTATATATAGCCAGAAGGTTATTTTCCGCTCTACGGGTGACATTAAGAGGCGACTTCCTTGTCGCCAGAGTCACCCGTTTTCACGGATTTGGTTGTTGTCTTTTCGTCGACCCCGTGCTGGTATTCCTGATTTTTTGGTTTTAGCAATGATAGTTCCTCTTCGGTTTGCTGAAGTTTATGCGCTAGTCCGAGTTCCTGCATTTCTTTTATGTTTTCTGGATTCTGAACGAATTCCAGGAATTTTGCGGGGTCGTTTTCGAACTTAGTTCGTATTGATGAGGGCAGTTCTGCGAACATTGTTTGCCCTCTGCCTACGATTTCCATCGAGGCTGTGAAGTCATCACTAGTAGCGTAGCCATAGGATGCTTCGTGTTTATTTACGTGGTCTATAGCCCCCGTTTTTTGATATTTCGCCATTATATTATTAATGTCGCATTCCTTAGTGAATGATTGTTTTGTTAGTGATTTTCCGAGATCGCCTATATCGCCGATTCTCTTTTTCTTTCCGTAGGCGTGGCGTATGACGTATTTTTTCATCGTCTGCCCGCCCTACGTTGTGTTCTGGGTTTTAGGGTTTTTTTGAAACCCTTGAATGGTGTTCTTTGTGATGGCGTTTTTTGATCTTGTAATCGAATTGCTTCTTGTCCTGTCGGGAATATATATCGATATTTTTTTACGCCTTTTACAGTCTTATCTACTGTATTTTCTACTGCCCTGCCTATTAATGCGGCAGGTGCGTTTATGTCTGCTTCGTATTGCGCTTTTCTGGATTGCTCATTTAGCAGTTGTATTTCGGCTCCTAATCGGACCGCCGCCTTTGCTGAATTTGCAAAGTCTGGTATTGGAGCTGATGCTCCCCCGGAAGCTCGAGCTCCTGGTCCCCCTGTTCCCGATAATATCGGGTTTAGACCTGCTTCACGCAGGTCTGCTACTTCGTATTGGTGTGCATTTTTGGCCATTTCCCTTTGAAATCTTACTGATTTCTTTTGTTGGCCTCCTGCTGATGATGCGCCTAATGCGGCGCCCCCTATTGCTGCTCCTGCTGCGATCCACGGCATTTTAGCATTTCGTCTGCGATTTTAGCGCAGTCCTCTATTGTTGGTTTATATGTATCTGGTTTGTTAAAGCCGGGATGCAATGTCATTGCTACTAACCCGGCGAAGTATATATCCCAGATTTGTAGATCAGAAGTGATCGATCATGCCTGGTACGCCGTATAACGGCATTGGTCGAGCACACCTTAGACTGAAATGTACGTCTAGGAGGAAGTGTGGCTCGTCTGTGACCGCTATTATGCGGTCTATGGGTGGATTGTCCTGTATGAACGCATCGTTCAATACAGGGAGTGTCAGGAAGTTCTGTGATAGGTGCCACGAATCCAGAGTTTCTGGATCGTTTGATCTGAATTTTCCTGTTATTTGTGCGGGGCGGTACCGGTACTCTGCGTACCGTTCTTGGAAGCCCCAGGTTTCTTCATCGGCATCGGGGTCGTCCGTGCCTTGCATGAAGATTTCTTTATTTTTTACGGCTTGTTCTCCAATGTGTGATAGTGCGGGCCAGTAGTAGTCGAATCTGGTTGATCGACTCCACATTCTGTTTAGGCCCTGTTGATATGTCAGGTCTGCCCTGACTGAAATCATTCCTATTATTACGCAGTGCTCAGTGAATGATTTTGTAAAGCCGTGGTTTGAGAATTGTCCGACGCCTACACCGGCAAGATTTGCCTGTGGTGATGCGTCTGGTCCCGATGCGTCTGTTTCTGATGTTTGTGCTATTGGAGTTATGTTAATTGGTGAGGATCCACCGCCGAGATATTCCGGACGGGTGGCTCTGAGGTCTGGGGATGAAACCCCGAAGTGTGCTTTTACGACCTCTATGTACCTTGTTCCGCCTCGAGCATCTCTCTCCAGGAGACGTTGCACCTGGAATGATTGTCTTAGCTCGTTTATTGTTGCGGAAGTTGCGTTTGTTAAGTCCGCATACAGTTGTTGTGCTATAGCTCCTGGTCCAGTAGCTTTTATTTTTACGTCGACTACTCCGTCGACTTCCATTCCCCTTATTTCTCCTTCCTGATCGGAGAATATTGTTGGTAGATTTCCGTCACCTCCTGGTGCGTTTATTGGTGCGCTTGTTCCTAATGGTAATAGGACAGCATCACCT